CTTCCATCTGAAAAACTAACTCGCATCGACGAGATTGTAGACAGATATATGAAGTCACTTGATCTCGGCATCGACGAAGATAGGAATTACAGCTGGTCGCTGGATAAGCTGACCTTTAAGAACACACTTGCGTTTCGAAACGATAATGTCATTGATTTCTCAAAATCATCAGGAATTACTGGGATCTTCGGTAAGAATCGAGCAGGAAAATCATCCATCATCGGTAGTCTTGTCTACTGTCTATTTAACACATCAGATCGCGGATCACTTAAAAATCTGCACATCATCAACGACAAAGAGAATACATGTGATGCTGAAGCTGACATTACAGTCAAAGGTGACAAATACAAGATCACACGGCGCACAAAGAAGACATCTAACAAGCGCGGCGATGTCAATGTCAATACGTCACTGAGCATTAGTAAGCTTGATACAGATTTACAGCTTAGTGACGTGTCAGATGAGCAACGTCGTGAAACAGAAAAAGTTCTACGGCAACTTATCGGCACAGCAGATGATTTCTTCATGACGACACTCGCTGCGCAAGGAAATCTTAATAAGTTTTTTGATGAGAAGTCGACGTCCCGCAAGCAGATCATAGGAAAGTTTCTTAATCTCGATGTTTTTGATGCCCTGTACGAGCGATCTCGTGAAGATCTGGTTCCGCTTCGAGCATCTTTTAAGGGCCGTAGAGACAAGCAACAAATTGATGCCAAGATTGAAGATTCAAAAAAACTGCTCTTCGACGAGAGATGCAAATCAGATTTGCTCGATGCAGAGCACGAAAAGCTAACTAAGAAAATCTCAGGTTTGCGTGACGTAGTCAACGGCGATGCCTCGGGTGAAGCAGCGCTTAAACTTCGTGATCTCGAAAAACGTAAAGATTCAATTGATCTGAAGCTGAAGGACATAAAATCAACTGTTGCAAGCGCGAGAGATGAGTATGTTAAGCACCAGACAAGATTAGACAAGTTTAAGCGCGTTCGTGACGTGTTCTCAATCAATGATTTGCGCCAGACACTAAGCCTCCAGCAGGCGCTTGAGATGAGTCTCGAATCAGCAAATCGTGAACTGCAACAACACGTTAAGGCACTTTCACGGCTAAATGAAGATGTTAGCATTCTATCAACTGTGCCTTGCAGTGATGAATATCCTAAGTGCCCCTTTATCAAGAAGGCTTTTGAAAGCAAGTCAAAGATCTCACAAGAAAAGACAGATATCGACCAGCAAAAATCACTTATCAATGACATGCAAATCAAGCTTGCTGATTACACTTCGCAAAATGTTGATGACAAGATCAAGAAATATGAGCAAATGCTGTCTGAAGAACGTAATCTTCTACTAGAAGTTAGCAAGCTTGATCTCAAGATCGAGCATAACGAGAAGACAATTGTGGAACAAGAAGAAAATCTATCAGAGCTTAACACTGAAATAGATCGACTTCGAGCAGTCGTTAGTGACTCATCAGATTTGTGTGGTGTGTATGACACAATCAAAGAAGTAGAGATTAAGCTTGAGAGAGAACGCAAAGAGCAGATTTCTAATGCCAGGAACATCGGCTCATACGAAGCAGCCATCGAGACACTCACCGCAGAGAAAGAGACACTTGAAAAGGATCTAATCGATCTTGAAATTTATGAGCTTTTTAATGTCTCAATGTCAAAGAAAGGTTTACCGTCGCGCTTAATTTCTAAACTTCTGCCGCTTGTCAATGCAGAAATACAGAACATTCTTTTAGGTGTATGCAACTTCACAGTTGAGCTTGAAGTCGATGATGATTCTAATTCACTGGAAGTTTACATTAACTACGGTGACAAGAGAAGGATAATTGAGCTAGGCTCAGGAATGGAAAAGATGATTTCTGCAATTGCGACAAGAGTTGCTCTCATCAATATGTCATCACTTCCAAAGTCTAATATTTTCATCATTGATGAAGGATTTGGCGCGCTCGACGATGCAAATCTTGAAGCGTGCACACGTCTGCTTAAGTCTTTGAAGAAGTATTTTAATCAAATTCTGATTATCTCACATGTCGATGCCATCAAAGATGCAGTTGACAACTTTGTTGAGATTAATTGGGTCGACGGCGGTGCGCATGTCAGATATGAGTAATGTAACGCCGCTATTCTGTCATGTATGCGAAACTGTGATGTCAGCATTGCGCGATGCTGAGTATCATAGATTACATGGTTGTTGTGAGGCGTGTGGCACTAAATGGGCTGAGCGGCAGCGCAAAGCCTGGCTCGACGGATGGCGCCCCGATATTTCTGAAATTCATTCTGATGTTGAAGAGAGAAGAAGGCGTATATTTATTGAAATAGATAGACTAAGAGGGTTATAGCATGCTTTCAATGCAACAAGTCAATACACTAGGTCAGTTAATCAATACAACTTATGGAAAGAGTTCGACAGTAGCATCGCCAACATCATCAATTAAGATGTCATTGCAGGGAAATGCCTTAATTGTTAAGTACATAACAATTGTTCACTATGCATCCGAACAATCCATGCGTGAGCAGAGCAAAGAGCATGAGAGAGCTGCTGATCAACTTACCAAAAAGACAGTCATCGAAGTTGAAAATGAATTTAAGAAAATTGAGGGAAAAAGTTTAAAGCTTACTAGGAAAAATTCTGATAGCGGAATTGAGCTGATAAGCATGTCGCCTTACAATCCACGTAAAGTTGCTTATTTTAGACTGAATACAACATATGAAATTGATGTATGAATACAAGCAACAAGACAAGACAAGTAACTGAAATAATACGATGTGGTAAAGATCCTACGTATTTTTTCAATAATTATGTAAAAATACAGCATCCAACAAGAGGAACAATTCCGTTTAAAACGTTCCCATTTCAAGATGTCTGCGTTCAAGATTTTATTGAAAATCGATTCACTGTTATTGTCAAAAGTAGACAGTTAGGATTGTCTACGCTTGTTGCTGCTTACTCTGTGTGGTTAGCGTTATTCCAGAAAGACAAAAATATTCTAATTATTGCAACCAAGCTAAGCGTTGCGCAAGTCTTTATCAAGAAAGTCAAGACAATGGTGAGCAACCTTCCTGCTTGGATGGTATTGCCGCAGATCACACTAAACAATCGGCAAATGATCGAGTTTAGTCACGGCTCGTCAATTAAAGCAGTGCCTACCTCAGAAGATGCAGGTCGATCCGAATCACTTTCTTTGCTGATTATTGATGAAGCAGCATTCGTCAGAAACTTCGACGATCTTTGGACAGGCTTGTACCCGACAATCTCAACAGGTGGTCGCGCCGTTGTGCTTTCGACACCTAACGGCGTCGGCGGCCAGTATTATAAGCTTTTTACAGAAGCAGAATCAGGATTAAACGAGTTTAAGTCAATCCGTCTCAACTGGGACGTGCATCCAGAGCGCGATCAAGCATGGTTTGATAAAGAAACACGAAACTTATCCGCTAAAGAAATCGCCCAAGAATACTTGTGTGACTTTGCTGCGTCGGGTGAGACATTTCTCAACGACAGCGATATTAAATGGATTAGCAAGATCATAAGGCCACCAATAGATCGCGGCGGACCGGACCGCAATGTCTGGATCTGGAAGCAGCCGTTAACAGAGCACAAATACATCATCTCAGCTGATATTGCTAGAGGTGACGGTAAAGATTTTTCGGCATTTCATGTAATTGATTCTTCTGAGGGCGAAATTGTTGCTGAATACAAAGGCAAGATTGCACCCGACAAGTTTGGTGATCTACTAAACGAATACGGGTTGCGGTACAATAAAGCACTCATGTGCCCAGAGAATAATTCATTTGGTTATGCAACGATAGTCAAGCTTAAAGATCTTAACTATCCAAAGATGTATTACAATAAGAATAAATCAGTCTACATCGGCGATTATGTTCCACCTGCAGAGACAGAACTCGCAGGATTTACAACTAGCGGAAAGTCACGCAACCAGATTCTTACTAAGCTAGAAGAAGTCATTCGAAATAAGCAATTAATGATTTATTCATCACGATTTTATGAAGAGCTCAAGACGTTTGTGTGGAATGAGAACAAGGCACAAGCGATGAAGGGTGAGAATGACGACTTAATTATGTCACTTGCAATCGGCACGTGGATGTATGATGCATCGACCGACTACAACAAAGATGGTGATAAACTTAATCAAGCAATGTTGACAGCAATGGGCTTCAAGAAAAAAGAGTTTAATGGTGCTTCAAATGATGTAATATTGAACAAGCACCAACAAGAGGCAAATCGTGACAGAGCGTTACGAGGATACTCAAAGCCTATGAATTTGCCACCAGAATTCATGTGGCTAATAAAGAACTAGGAGCATAGATGGCAAAAAACGAAAATCTCTTCTCCCGACTAACCACGCTATTTAGAAGTGGTCCAGTCATAAAGAGAAGAGTCAGAGACTTTAAAGCAACAGAAAAAACAACCTCTGCTTTTGAACAATTCAGAAAAGCACAAAGCTACGTCTACAGCTCAGCAATGTCTGCATACGGTTCATATGACCGAATGGCAAGATACTCCGACTTTCAAGAGATGGAGTATACACCCGAAATTGCGAGTGCACTTGACATTTATGCTGAAGAGACCATCTCACCTGATGAGCGCGGCAATGTTCTTCATATTTATTCTGAAAATCCTACAATACACAAGCTATTAAATGAGCTTTTCTACGACACGCTAAACGTCAATTTTAATTTGACTTCGTGGTCACGAAACATGTGCAAGTATGGAGATTTTTTCCTCTTCAACGACGTCTCACCCGATCAAGGCGTTGTTAATGTTTATCCGATCCCTGTCAACGAGATTGAGCGTGAGGAAGGATATGACAAGAATGATCCAATGGCAGTCAGATTTCGATGGGTTACACAGGGAAATCAGATTTTAGAGAATTGGCAAGTCTCACACTTTAGAATTCTCGGTAATGACGCATTTCTACCATACGGATCATCAGTTCTTGAAGCAGCACGTCGTATTTGGCGACAGCTGATTCTTGTAGAAGACGCAATGTTGGTCTATCGTGTTGTTCGTGCGCCTGACAGACGTGTTTTCTATATTGACGTCGGCAACGTTCCGCCAGAAGATATCTCAAATTACATGGAGCAAGCACAATCACAACTCAAAAAAAGTCAAGTTGTCGATAAGCAGACAGGCCGTGTTGATCTAAGATATAATCCACTATCAGTTGATGAAGACTACTTCATTCCTGTTCGTGGCGGCCAATCTGGAACTAAAATCGAGCCGCTCGCCGGAGGCACAAATACAGCTGCCATCGAAGATGTTCAATATATTCAAAAGAAGCTCTTTGCTGCGCTTAAAATTCCAAAAGCTTATCTCGGTTATGATGAAGGCCTTGGCGCAAAAGCTACGTTGTCGCAAGAAGACATTCGCTTCTCAAGAACGATTGCAAGAATACAGCGCACAATTATTTCTGAGATGAACAAAGTTGCAATTATTCATCTTCACTCAAACGGATTTGATGGGCCAGATCTGCTTGATTTTGAGTTAAAGCTTACAAATCCTTCAACTATTGCAATGCAGCAAAAATTGGAACTTTACAACACAAAATTCCAGATTGCAGCGTCAGCAATGGGTGTTGCAGGTTTGGTTGACAAAAGATGGATTAGAAAGAAAGTATTTCAAATGTCTGATGAAGAGATTGATTCAATCGATACGGGTCTTATCAAAGACAAAGAAGTTGAACTCAAGATTGAAGCTGTTAAGCTCCCTGAAGATAAATCTACTGTTCCAGACATGTCAATTGCCGGTTCGTCAATTCCAACAAGTCCGTTCGCCGAAACACCACCGCCTCCTGAACCTCCCGGTGCTGAAGCAACGCCACCGTCACCGTCACCGCCAGAGAGCGCAGCTCCGCCGGGTCCCGTGACGGCATCAGATAGTCGTAATAAGATGAGTTTAAATCTTTTAGGCGAACCTGATTTTGATCTATCAAAACTCTCTATTAATGATGAAAACGCACCGATTAGAGCACAAAATACAGTCGATGCAATCGGTCGCAAGCTTTTAGGTGAAAGAATCGAAGGCAACACTAAAGCTGACAGAGATAGATACAATGCTAAACGCGCGCGCCGCGGCCACTTGCACAATATGTCAGATCACTCATCAATGGTGTCACATGACAAGTCAGATCAAACAGATTCAATAGCACACCCGTTCGGCGCAAAAAATGATCTTATAAATCCGTTCAAAGATGTGCTCAAAGAGATCGAAGATGAAGATGACTACAAAGAAGACAGAGATTACATATTTGCAGATGCGAGAATGTCTGAAGTCAACAGAATGTTAGATGCTTTGCGGCGCAGAAAGATAGTTAATAAGCAGAGCTCTGCGTCTAATACGCCAGAGGGGGACGAATGAATATCCAGCATAACAAGAAAAGAAACGTCGGAATTATTTATGAGCTTTTGCTAAGAGCAGTATCATCTGCAATAGTCGAGGGTGATAAACAGCGCGCTCAACTTGCACTGGATATTATTGAGAAGCATTATGACAAAAAGACCGAGCTTTACAAAGAATATCGTCTCTTTAATGCGCTAATCAAATCAACTGTTAGTGACACACCTGTCGCGGCTGCTGTTCTCTCAGAAGCAAAATCTGCCGCACGCAGATCAAATCATAAAACTCTTGATTATGAAAAGTCAATTCTGATTAGAGAAATCAATCATAATCTTCGAGATGACAGTTTCTATCAAAGAAGAATTCCTGATTATCGACTTTACGCTACAGTTCAAAATTTAATAAACGAGTGGGCAGCAGGAGACGCATCAGATTTAACTAAGATGATAATGCTAGAAGGACAAGTTGTCCAATGGTTGCTTAAAGATAAGATTGTTGAATCAACTGATTTGCAGGCGCCTACACCTGAAGTTGATAGCTTAGTTGTCAAGATTATGAATGAGAAATTCAACGAGAAATATGCAGGAAAACTCAATCAAGATCAAACAGAACTCATACAAGAATATATTTTTAGCATAGAAAGCGGTCAAGAATCTAAGTTTGCTAATCGTTTAAATAGCTTACGTGAGACTGCGCTTAAGAAGATAAGCGTTCTTAAAGCTTCAACTGATAATTCAACGCTACAAGATAGAATACCTAAAGTTGAGAAAGCTTTGCACGGTCTAGTTTTTGAATCGCTAAGTGATGAAGTTATTTCTCGATTCATGACTATTTCCCAACTTATTGTAGAGCTTAGTGAGGAGGACGACAATGTCTAATGATAACATGGTTCTTTTGAAAGAATGGCTACCGCTTCGATACTCACCTGAACTTGTTCGTGAGTCTAAGCTGACAAATGGCGGCAGAGTCATGCTTCGAGGCGTTATCCAGCGTGCAGACACGCTCAACCAGAACGGCAGAATTTACCCAAGAGCAATTCTTGAGCGCGAAATTGATAACTACCAAAAGTTTATTCGAGAGAATAGAGCCTTAGGTGAATGTGATCATCCTGATACTTCTGTTGTTGAACTTAAGAATGTATCACACATTGTTAGAGAAACAAAGATGGAAGGCGACACGGTATCAGGCGTCGTCGAGCTGCTTGACACACCTAGCGGTAAAATCTTGCAAAGCTTAGTTGAGGCAGGCGTAACGCTAGGCATTTCTTCTCGGGGTGTAGGATCAACGCGCAAGCAAGGTGATGCTGTAATCGTTCAAGATGACTTCCAGCTTATTTGTTTTGACATCGTATCAGAGCCTAGCACACCTGGCGCATTCATGATGAGTGAAAGTCGTGTTATATCAGGCAGAGAGTTAAAGAAGACATTTACAAAATCTGATCGTGTTAATAGGATCTTTACAGACATACTATCGTGGAAGTGATATGAAGCTATCAAAAGATGATTTAAAAGAAATTGTAAAAGAATGTCTTGTAGAGATCCTTAGCGAGGGCCTTAACGGTAATAAAAGTATAGTTGAAAATAGATCGTTAAGATCTGCACCGCCGCAAGCACATCAAGTGTCGCAAGCACTAGCAGGAAGATCAACGTCAACAGCCAGCAGTCAGCAAAGAACGTCAGTATATGATAAGATGTCTTTCATACCTCAAAAAGAGCAAGTCCAAAAAGTTGCGTCAACCCAAAAGAAGTTTAATCCTCTTAGCATGGTTAAAGATATTACGTCAGATCCAATTCTTGCGGGAATCCTGGCAGAGACTGCATCATCAGGTCAATATCTCAATATGGACGAGCGGTCATCAAGCGCACAGGCGACGCATGAAGCGCAAGTTATGACGTCAGGTGATGCAGCAGCAAGAAAGATGTTATTATCAGATCCCACTGATCTGTTCGGTGAAAGCGCAAGCAAGTGGTCCAAGCTTGCTTTTGCTGATTCTATTAGAAAATAGCAAAAATGCAAAGTTCGTGATAATTAGCTAATGTTCCCCTATAGGAGTTTATTATGAAGAAGCTTACACCCGAATTGCTTAGAAGAATCGTCCTCGAAGAGAAGAAAAAGGTCGAGGCAAATCACGCAAAAGTGAACGCTAAAGCTCGCAAGGATTATCACCTTGATGAGACTGAAGAGCAATGGGCTGATGCCACAGCACCCGCTGCCACCGCGTACAAGCCCGGTGATAGAGACATGAATGCAGCCAAGATGCTTAAAGAAGAAGAGATGCGTCTCCGTCGTCGCCTACAGGTAGTCATGGAGCGCCGCCTTGCACTCAAGCGTCGCATCATGGAAAGCCTCTGATTTCTTAGATTTGCAAAGAATAAGGAGATAAGATGGCAGTCAATTATACTACAGTTGTATCACCAGACGACGGCGCAAAGACTGGCGGTCTAGGAGATCGTAATCAAGGTAACTTGAAAGCCATCTTTCCCTCTTCACCCATTTACAAACCAAACGAATATACGCCAGACGCAGTAAAAAATATCGCAATTGCTACTTTAAACGGCGGTGGCGGCCCAGGTGATAGTGTGCCTGGTGTTAGTGTTGTCGATGGTGTCGTAGACGACGGCGGCTACATGTACAATCAAGTTGATTTAAATTTTGCAGGTCGTCGGGCGGGAGGTGTAGATCCTCTTTATTCGCCACCTAATCTTGATGACGTTATTACAGGGGGCGAAGGTCTTCCTGCATCACCTTACACACCTAATCCGTCATCACCTGGAGAAGGCAACGGCACAGATCCTTTCGCTCAACCTGCTTATACGGGCGCGCTACCTCGCAACGGCGATCCCGGACAAGCAGCAGCTGCTCAATTTGGGCGAGGAGAGGGCGTTGGGGCAAATCCTGTCAATACAACAGCTGAGATTGCACGTGCAACAATCGGCAAGTTCATGATGGGAACTTCTAAGATTACTTGATATGAGAGACGCGCCACCCACAACAAAAAGATCTTGGTTTAGCGGTGACGCAAATGTTGGTGCTGGTTATGGCACATTAAAGAAAAAGTTCTCAGGTGGTGATTATACCACTGTGGGAACTTTTCCTTATATTATAGATGATCCAACGCTTGCTGATGAAGATCTTGAAGATGTGATGCACACGCAAGATTTTGTCAATAGAACGGGATACACCTCAGTCGCAAAACCACGAACACACACCAGAAAAGATAACGCTTCCCTCACAAAAATGCGGTGGAGTACCTCTCTTGAAGAATCATCTATCATGAAAGGCATTACACCTTTTCCTGCATCATTGCTCTACAAGAATTTTTCTGGACCTGCCGTCGGCGGATCAAGTTCTAACCAGTCATATTCAAATATGCCTGGAAGATTTATAGGCACGCAATACGGAACTACACGAGCCAGCAAATTAGATAATGATAGTCTGATTACAATTAATCGTTTACACGATTTAATGGATCCAGATACACGAAATCTTGTCAAGCAACGTTTAAAAATTAAGATCGTGCAGGATAGTTGACAAAGATCATAATATGTATTGAAAGCAGGTACCAGTTAATGTCAAAAACACTTTATGACGAAGCAATAGCCGATGCAAAGCGCCTCCGTGAGGTTGCTGAATTAAATGCAAAGAACGCAATTGTTGAAGCAGTCACACCACGTATTAGAGAGTTTATAGATAAGCAGCTTGTAGGTGATGTCACTAGGCCAATTAATGCAGAAAAGTTTCTAGTCGATGCACTCAACGAGAATGTTGACGATATTGACGAAGAAGTAGTTCTTGATGAGGCTGCGCTTAAATCCCTTGTTACACTTTTTACGCCCAAGCAATCAGCTGTAGCTAAAGATGAGTTCCAGCAGGCATTTGATCAGCTGAGCGAGACTGAGAAGAGAAAACTCTTAAATCTCATCAACGAAGAGGAAGAGGAAGAGGACACTGTAAAAAGCGCTCCTGCGCAGGAGAAGAAAGTGGAAGAAAAACTTTATGAAATTGATCTTGATGATCTCAGGAAAGAGATCGCCGCAGCCACCTCTCCTGGCAAAGCAGGCGCCGGTATCAAGCCAAAATTTGGTGCAATGCCGCAAAAGCCTGGGGTAGCAACAAAGAAACAGGCACCCCGTCCTGCCCCTATGACTTCACTTGCTGAAGATATGTTTGATGAAAATGAACTTGATGAGGAAGAAATGGATTATCTTGACTCGCTTAATGAAGCAATACTTGAACTCGATCTCGGTGATCTAGAAATTCCAGAAGACTTTATGCCTACAGTCCGCGTCGTCCCCGAAGACGAAGAAGATCAAATGCTCATGGGCGATGAGGCTGAAGGTATGGAAGATGATATGGGCGCTGACATGGACGCTGACGATGCTGAAATGCCAGAAGAGGAACCTCCGGCGCCCGTCGCTGAGACATTTTACGTCGACGAGAACATGCTTCGTCGTGAGCTGCTTCGCCTCCGTGAAACACGCAAGCAAAAAGAAGACAAGCTGCTCCCTAAGAAAAGCCTTAGGAGTGCAGCACATGTTAAAGCAGCTGCCAAGGCATTCGGTAATGCATCAATTGAAGAAATTGATGAAGTTGAGATCAATGCACTTGACAATGCACGGAAGCACAAACTTAAGAATTTGAAAGAGTCACGCGATAATCGTGTTCTCGAAACACAGCTCAATGAATACAGAAGCGCAGTTGAAACGCTTCGTGAGCAAATGACTGATATGAATCTTTTCAACGCAAAACTGCTCTACGTCAACAAAATGCTACAATCGAAAGAATTGACACCCAAACAACAGAAGGTTGTCATCGAAGCTATTGACGGAGCAGGCACACTTCGCGAAGTGAAGATGCTTTACAAGAGCCTAACTGAATCACTAATGGGAGGCAATGGTGCCTCACTGAATGAATCAGCCTCTAGGTTCAACGCCGGTGGTTCGTCGCGCGCCACATCATCATCATCTTCGACTCGCATATCTGAGTCGACAGAAGTTGACCGTTGGGCAACACTCGCCGGTCTTAAGTAATTTAATTTGTTCGTATTCAAGGAGTAATACACTATGTCTAAGGGATTTAGCCTTAATCACCTCACAGAGGGCATTAAGGATCGCAACAACGGCGCTGAAGGTCAGCGTCTCGTCGAGAAGTGGACACGCACCGGTCTTCTTCGTGGTCTTGAGGGACCAAAGCGTGACAATATGGCACGTCTCCTCGAGAACCAGGCAGCCCAGGTTCTTCGCGAAGTTAACCAGATCGGCGGCGGCGGCGGTTCCACCTCGTCTTCCGGCGACATCCGCGGCTTCGCCAACATCGCGTTCCCCATCGTTAGACGCGTCTTCGGCGGCCTCGTGGCCAATGAGCTTGTCTCGATCCAGCCTATGTCGCTCCCCTCCGGTCTGCTCTTCTATCTAGACTACACCTACGGCACAAATGTCGGCGGTGACACCGACCTCCAGACCGGCGTATCAACAG